CTTAATGAAGTTAAGCACACTTGCGACGAAGCTCTAGAGCGCTTGACTAAGGGCGAACGAGTAAATTGGCTGTTTAATGCCACACCCAAGGATGAGCCAACTCCCCTTACAAAAGAGAAGGTTCGTCTGTTCATGGTGGCAGAGATTTCCTGTACTGTTCTCGTGCGCAAATATTTCACACCGGTGTGCCGCATTATTCAGATGCTCACTGGTGTGAGTGAGTGCGCAGTCGGTATCAACTGTTCGAGCCCTGATTGGGAGCACATGATGAACCATTTGGAGAGATTTTCTAACCTCTTTGATGGTGATCATTCTAAGTATGACCTGCGTAAGAACCCTACGCTGAGCCGCTTTTCCTATCGTATTATGTTGGATATAGCAGCTCTTGGTGAATATACCAGTTTTGATTTGTTCATTATGTCTACCATGGTTGATGATTTAGTTTCTCCTCTCGTTAATTTTAATGGAGAAGTTTACCAGATGGATGGATCAACTCCTTCTGGCATTCCTGTGACTGTGATCATCAATTCATTGGACAACAGCTTGATCAATCGCTGTGCTTATCATTCAGTGTACCCACGCTCTTTACCTGGGAGTTTTCGACGCTTCGTTTCCCATGTCAATTACGGAGACGATTTTGTTAACTCCGTTTCGTATTATGCACGTAAATTCAATTTCCTGTCTCTCAAAAAGTATATGGAAAAATACGGGATGGTTTTGACCCCTGGTGATAAGACGGCAGTTGGGAAAGCTTTTATGACTTCCACTTCGGATGTTGTATTCTTGAAGAGATCTTCTATATCTCTCCCAGAACTTGATTACCGCATTGGTAAGTTGGATGAGGCATCAATCGTCAAGTCTTTGACTTGCGTTCTTGCATCTAAAGCTTTATCCCCGGAACTAGCCGCAGCCACTAATATTGACGGAGCTTTGCGCGAATGGGCCTTCCATGGAAAGAAGGTTTATGAAGCGCGCCTCAAGCAGATGACCGAGATTGCGAAGGAGCACGGCATTGCACATTTGTGCCGCCAGCTTACGGCTTCGTATGAGGATATTCTTGCCACGCTCTAAGTGGCATAGCCTCGGATCAAGGCTAGTACAATACTGATCACCCCACCTCTAGTCAAGGTACGAATACTGACTTCACCTCTGGTCAAGGTAATAATACTGGCCCCACCTCTGGTCAAGGTGCGAATACTGAATCCCTCTGTGCGGGTACTACCGTACAGGCCTCTATTGAGGACCGAACCAAAATAGTATGTTAATGTATTGGTTACCTATATTT